TATATCTGGAGATATTTCACTATGGACTTGAAAAACGAATTCCTTAGACTATCTGGAATGAATTACGATGTTCGTCCTTCTTCTCAGATGCAAGCTAAAACGGAACAAAATAATGTATCCAAAGAACAAACTTTGGAGATGCTCGCAGACGCCTTCCAAATAGCTATCGAAAAATCAATACAATTGGATGAAGGTGGTGCTCATGGCAATTGGTACCTCTATTTGGATAATTATGAAATTTCGCAGTCGATGAATCCGGATAAGGAACGTGGCGCCGTAGGTCCATTGCCTACTGCTAAGAAAGCCGAAGATGTTCGCTCATTATTGTCATCGGTTTATAGCGGCGCCGAGACATACCTTGACAAAAATAGAAACAAATGGCGCACATTTACTCCTAGAACGGAAAGTGTTGATTCCGACGTTTCTCTTACATATCGTGCCTCTGGTGCTTCACAAGCCTCTCATGGTTATTGGAGTCAAGTCAGCCGTGTTGCTGGTTTTGGTCTAAAGAATAAAACTACCGGTGATATGCTGGACGTTCCATATGGTATGGCTTTTGAGTCTCGTAAAGAAGCCAAAGATTACCTAAAACAAGCAGTTTCAAAAGATGAACGTTCCGATTGGTCAGTCATTGATTGGGCTATGGAATGTGTCGCTTTTGGTACTAGCGTCGAAGGTTACGTTCTAAACCACAAAGAAGACGGAAGTACTCATGGTCCTCGCTTCATGACACCAAAAGGTGCAGAAGACTTCATGAACCAAAAGATGTCTCCTGAAGAGCGTCGCAACTACAAGGTCGATCCAATAGAATTGACCAAGGAAAGTGTCGGTCTTGGAATGCAAGGTTATGTCATTCAGAATACAAAAACCAACGCTATCAAGAGCGGTCCATATGACACCAAGGAAGAAGCCGAAGAATATCTACGTCGTCACACCGATGGTGTAACTGATCCTGCCTTCTCCATCAAAAAGTATGAAGATGTGTTGGGTATGAGCAACTATCCAAATGGTAAGGGTGTTACCGAAAGTGTGGACTTAGAAGAAGGTAAGACCCGTAAGGATCGTCCTTCCAAAGCAGCCGGTGCAAAGACCTTGAATACTGTTCTAATGACAAAGAAGGGTGGTGGTCATCGCACCGATAAAGATTACAACCGTCAAAAGGCTAAGGCAGAAGCACGCAAAGCGCTTGCTGAAGCAGCATCTATGGATAAAGACGCGTTTGCTAATGCTCATAAAGAGCTTAAGACCAAAGGATACGAAAAGACCCATAGCGCAATGGCAGATGACAAGGACGCTGGTGGAGTATTCTATTCACATCCAGAAAGCAAAAAGAAGGCTGTTATCCGTAAGGGTAAGATTCATTACGACGTGAATGAAAATATTGTTATTGAAACAGAAAAATTCCTTCTACAGAAAGAAAAGGTTGGTAATTTTTCAACTAAATCTTCTGGTAGCAAGGGTCAAAATTCCAGTAATGTTGGTGCGCCAGCATACGATAAGCCACAATACAAGCGTCCCGACTATGACCATACTGAGATTTCCGATGAACATACTCTATTCGGTAAAGAAGAAGAGGCGGGTGGTGACGTTCCTCAACAATACGGTTCAATCGAAGTCCCAGCCGAAGTATTGAAGGCTGTTCGTGATTCAATCAAACACTGCCGTGACGTGGCAGCGAAGACTGAGGAAGACGTTATCAACACTCGTGGTCATAGTGACAAGTCTTGGTGGAAGAACACTGCGGACATGCTTCAGGAAGTCTTGGATTGGCTCGAAAGTGGAGACGAGGCAAATCTTAAGCGTGCAGTTGTTAAGATGCAATCTTGGGAAAACGCAAGATGGTGGAGTTGGCCTTCTGAACTTATCAAGTATATGGCTCACTACGGCTACGGATACAAGTATCCAAAGTTGGCTGACAGATTCAAAGAAGTCAAAGCTAACCTTATTCCTTTGAAATAAGAGGGTTTCTATGCTACTTAAAGAAATCACCCAACCAAGAGCTTATCCGGATGATATGAACGTAGATCAATGGATTCCTGCTAGTGGTGGCTCTGAAACTCCATTTACTTCTCGAAGCGGAAAACGTTTACTTTACTGTTGGAATCCTAAACAGAAAAAACATGCTTATCTGGACCTGGGTACCGACACTATTTTATCCGATGAAGAAGCACGTGCAGCGTTGCAGACATACTAAGGGATAAAATGTCATACCTTGATAAAGTCATCGAAAGCTACACTCTAAAACCAAAGATTAAAATCACTCGTCTTACCGAGCACGGGGAAGATCATCCTTCAAACATGCAACCAGAGACGCCCCGTGATTTGATTGCAAGATCCATACGCGATTTGAAAATGATTCAACAAGATATGCGTTCACATTTAGCAGCAATGCAGAGGGAACGCTCAGATGAAAGGTTGATTCTACAAGTCGAACAAGAGATTGATTTGATGGACGGTATATTAGGAAGACTTGCCCGAGCCGCTAAAATATCCGGTGGTGGGTCAGAATTAGACGATCCGAAAGCTCTGGCAACGTGGCAACGTCAATATAATGAAACTAAATGAATTCCATATCTTGAAAGAAAATTACTTAGTCTATAATTTTAACGATCAAACTAGGCAGCGTCTTGCTGAGCTTTTCCCTCCGAAATATCCAGAGTTTATCGGTAGTCATATTACTATTAAATTTCCAGCCAAACCAAATGATCTATTGCCAGAAGTTCCAAAAACTGTTATGATAGTTGGATATGCAGATAATGGAGAAGGATTGGAAGCCCTTGTGGTAGAGATAGATGGTGAAATTCATCGTCCTGATGGCAAAATTTACCATATCACATGGTCATTGGATAGGAAGAAGGGTTTTAAGCCGGTAGATTCGAATACCTTGATTTCTCAAGGATATGAACCGGTAGACCCTATTGAAATAATGGTTGTACCGGAGATGGTAAAATGAAACTTGAAGATGTAAGAAAATATGAATTATTTGTCGATCTAGATGGAACTCTCGTAGACTTCGGTAAGAAGGGACTAGAGGTCACTGGATTGAACAAACCCGCTGATACACTGACACCAAAAGAGAAAAGACACTTTTGGAGTTCTATAGTGCGTTACGAAAAGAATGGTGGTGAGTTTTGGGGTGAAATGGAATTCATGCCTGATGGTCTTGACCTATGGGGATACATCAAGAAGTACAATCCAACCGTTCTCACAGCATCTGGAGATACGGGCGACGCCCCTCGTGAAAAGAAAGAATGGACAGCAAAGCATCTTGGATCGGATGTAAAAATCATTGTCGTTCGTGCATCGAAAGACAAGGCGCATCACGCGGCTCCGAATCATATCTTGATCGATGACGCGAAGCGCGCAATCGATCCTTGGATTGCTGCTGGTGGTATCGGTATTAAATTTGAAAACGCTTTCCAAGTAATCAGAGAACTACAGAAATTAGGACTATAAGACTTGCTTATCAATGAGATTATCGCAACCGGAAAAGTAGGCACCAGAAATCTAAGCAACACCATTTTCTATGGTGGGACCGGTGCCAACTTGAGCAGCATCATCAAGAATAGAAAAAATATCCAGCTTAAGCGCAAAGTCGGTAATGTAGCATATGGTCTCATTCAAGGAGCGACTTGGCATAGAATATACGTTGCATATGATCCGGAATTGATGAAGTCAGCGGAGCAACAAGAACCAAATTCGGATTTTTGGATGGAAAAGGATCTTTACAAGTTCATTATCGGTTTCTTGGATATGACATCAACCAAAACCGGTTGGAAAGGCTTCGAAGAAGGATTGGTGTGGATGCAACACGAATATCGTGGTAAGGGGATCGGCAAGGGAATGTATGAAACCGCAGTGCTCCATGATGATGTGATTTTGATATCGAGTGAATCACACACCTACGCTGCTTCTCGTGTCTGGCAATCTATGATTAAAGACCGGAGATACACTGTTTATGCTGTCGATATGAATCATCCAGACAAACCATTGCCTATAAATCTTCAAGCAGACTACATAGATATCCTATCCGGGAATACATCTAAGAAGGTCTACTCTCGTAAAGAAAATCAAATTAGACTGGTGGCATCTCGGGCTGGATGACCTCTTGGGATGAATTATCACTTGAAAGAGCCACAGCATTTCTTGCTGTTTCAAGGTCATGAATCTGACAAATGATTTTGTCTCGAATCAGTTTGAAATCAAATTTGAAAGTCAACGTATGTTTAGCGGTGCCAGTCTCGGCATAGTGTAGAGCAAATTCATGATCCTTTAACTTACATCTTTCCAACACCAAAAGTTGAACCGGCTCTTCTCCTGAATTTTTAGGGGTGTCTAGAACTTTAATTTCAACAAAAGGCATATCAGCAAGTTCTTTTAACATGACAAGAAAAAACTCATAGTTGTTAAGTGGCTGCTCTAGTTCAAAGGAGACAGTATTGTTCTTTAAATCGAGTTTAAGTCCAAGAATCTGCATTGATAAAAAATCAAAACAATCCTGAGAAAATGTTGAACGATAAGAATACGAATACGCATTGAATCTTACCGCGAAACGATTTGATAAATGAGGTTGAAGAATCCCTCCATCACCGTTTAGAATATTACTCAAAATTGGACTTTTATTAATTGTTGTCATATATGTATCTCCCTTTGTTTTATTTATAGGGAAACACTACAACCAAATACCAATAAAAATCAATTGCTTACTAAATTACTCAAGAATTGCTTTGTCGCTTGTTCTTGAGTGTAATGCTTCAAAACAAATTTGCGAGGCTCGTCTTTTCCCACGAAATTCAAAGCCGTAGTGATAGCGATAGACATGTTGCTGTATAGAGCCGCAACAGGCTTTTCTCCGCTCCTCCAAACGACATGTTTTGAGACAGGAGTTGTAGCAATGCGTAATCCGCTTGCCATAGCCTCAAGCAAGACTACACCGAAGGTATCCTCAATACTTGGAAATACAAAAAGTTCAGCATTGGCGTATATCTTCGCCAATTCTAAACCGAATTTCTTGCCCAAGAAAACGGCATCTGGATATTTATTTTCGAGTTCAGCACGTGCCGGTCCATCACCGACGATCACTTTTCGTAGACTAGTATGAGCTTGAAGAAATGCCTCAATATTCTTTTCTTTGGCAACTCTACCCACACTAAGAACGTATGGTTTCAATTCCACAAGAAAATCATTGGAACGATGATTGGGATTAAAAAACTCAGCATCAACGCCTCTGGACCAGATACCAAACTCATTCTCGAAACCATGGTCTTTAAGTTCATCGATAAGGACAGTTGTTGCAGCCATAACTCTAGCGGCTGGCTGGTGGAACCAACGGACAAAAGCATAACCAACATCGATAGGAATACCGTAACGCAGCTTTAAGTATTCGGGGTGTTTTGTATGATAAGCGGTGGTGAATTTCCAACCATGTTTGAGACAGAAATGTCTCGCGGTAATGCCGAGTGATCCTTCCGTTTCAATATGGATAAACTCGGGGTTGTAATCGAGTATTAGTCTTTCCAGTTTCTTAAATCCGGAATAGACGAGGTCGAGTTCTTTCAAAGAGATATACTTGAAAAGATTGCTATCCCAGGTATCACTGAAATAACTAGGTGTACGAGCATGAACTATCCAAACAGGAATGTCAGAATACTTTCGAAGGTTTTCAACCGTTTCTCTTAGAGTAGTGATTACGCCGTTAAAGTATGGTTCCCAGGTATCAGTTATTACGAGCAATCCTTTTTTCATATTCATTCCATTTTATCAGTTCAAGTTTCCCGTCTCTATGTTCGACAATGGCGGTTAGACTTTCAACCCAATCTCCAGTGTTGAGATATTTTACACCGTGATATTCAGTCATTGTAGCAAAATGGATGTGTCCACACAAGACCATATCGACATTTAATTTTTTAGCGTGCTTAGCAACACTTTCTTCAAAGTCACTGACGTAGCTTACCGCTTGTTTGACTTTGTTCTTGATGTAAGCCGAAAGCGACCAATGGTCCTTTCCAATAATCTTACGTAGCCAGTTGAGAGAGTTGTTCAATCGTATTAGAAGGTTGTATCCTACATCTCCCAAATTAGCGAGCCATTTGTGATAACGTGTAACCATATCAAAGTAATCACCATGAAGACAAAAGATCGTCTTTCCGTCTGCTGTTATGTGCGTGTAGTCGTGATGTATTTCAATATCGCCAAATTTACTACCGCAATATTCGCGGAGAGCTTCGTCATGATTACCGGGGATAAAAATTACTCTTGTCCCGTGACGTGATTTCTTGAGGATTTTTTGGAGAATGATGTTGTGTTCTTTGGTCCATTTGGAACCGCGTTTCAACGCCCAAAAGTCAATGATGTCACCAACAAGATAAAGAGTATCACTCTCGGTGCGCTTAAGGAATTCATGAAGTTTCTCTGCTTGACAACCTCTGGTACCTAAATGTATATCACTGATGAATATCGTCCTGAACTTTATTGGTTCCATTTAGTATATCTACCTAGTTTAAAGCCAATTGGTATGATTTGTCCATTACTTAAAAATAAATTATCATTCCCATTAGTTACCCAAAAACAACCTTTTCTTGATGGTGGTTTTAGTTTTGAATTTTTATGAGCGCTAGATATTTTATCCTTTGTGGCGTTAATATGAGGTATTCCTAGATTCCAAGCTTTTTGTCCCTTATGGCTAATACTTAATTTTTCAATAGTTTGTGGACTTGCTTTTTTATTTCTATTCGGTGAGGGATGATTTTTTCGAATTTTGCTCCATTTTGCCTTCGTTTTAAACGTATGAGACATTCCTCTAAAACTACCAATTGGGGGTGCCGTCCCGCCGATGTGTTTATTATAAATGTTAGTTCCATGCTTTAAAATAAATTCTTCATTAACTAATTCTCTCTCGGCATGATACGCATCTATTTTATTTTCGAATCTAACTAGAATTTCTATAACAAAATTTTCACGACCTATTCGTTTAATATCGTTTAGCAGTTCAACATTCGATCCTAAGTATCGATCTTTAGAGGAGGAACTTCCGAAATCTATCTTGGATGTTGAATGCACGCCAATATAAAATTTCTCAGACCTTAAATTTGTGGTTTTGTATAAGACAGTAAATTTATCTCCGTGCATATTTACCTCATTGCTCCCTTTACGTAGCTAATATTTATCCAAATAATCAGTATAGCACAAGTTTGTGACACTTGCATGAATTTTTGTTTTTACGCTTGAAGTGCTCTAAATAGTGGTGTAAGATAGCTTACAACCTGTAAGCGAGGCGGTGACATGAAACGGTTATTCTATATACACGGCGCGAACGAGACCGCCACCTGTTTCAATTACATAAAGGCAGTTCTACCAGAACACGAAGCAATCGATATAGATTACGATTGCCAAGCGCCGATTATACCCACAGTCATCAGCATTCTCAACAAACTTCCAAAAAACCAAGAGTTCGAATTCATTTCTCATAGTTATGGTGGTTTGATTGCAGTGGCTCTTGGATATTACAATAAATCCGTAAAGAAAATTGTGTCACTTGCTTCACCGTTTGGTGGAAGTGAAGGTGCGAACTATTTGCGTTTCTTTTTCCCATCATATGGTCTTTTTAAAAATGTAGCTACTTCCAATCCACTAGTTCGAGAAATTCGCCACCGTGGTGCAACTGTTCCGACTTTGAATGTCATTGCAACAGTAGGATACAATCCATTCTCAGCGGCTCGTAATGATGGTGTCATAACTATCGACAGTCAAAAGAAACTTCCTGGAGCCAAGCACATTGAAGTTGGTTTTAATCATTTCGAATTGCTACTTGCTGATCCTGTCATTCAAATGATAAAAGAATTCATATGGGAAAAGTGACTTAAGTTAGTGATTGCTTTCCTTCTTCTCTAGTAAATACACCAAAGAAGGAGGCTCGATGCAAACAAAATGTTGTAAGATTTGCAAGAACGATCTCCCAATAGAACTCTTTGGTAAGAACGGTAAGAATAAAGACGGTGTCATTCGCAGAAAAGCCAAATGTCTAAGTTGCTTACAGAGTTGGGAACGCAATAAATTTCAAGAACGAATCATTCGAATCGTTGGTGGTATAGACAAGTTGAGATGTACAATTTGTGGATATGACAAGTGCGCAGCCGCCATAGACTTTCACCACATTGATCCTAGCACAAAAGACCATCTTGTTTCAGGTATGAAAAATTACTCGGAGAAAAATTTGCGCGCAGAAATTGAAAAGTGTATGATGGTCTGTTGTATATGCCATCGCGAAGTTCATGCGGGGCTTAGGAGCTTACCACACTATGAAACTAGTTCGTATTACCAACATTGAACAGCGAGAAGTTGCCACCAATTTGTGGTTTAGAATATTTCCTGATGAACCATATTGGATCAAGAAGTATGTCATCAATAAACTCTACGATCCTCGTAATCGTCGCCAGAAACCAGGACAACCTTATTTCGTAGCCTATCATCGCAACAAACCAGTTGGTTTATCCGGCTTTTACAAAGAAAAGACCGGAGAATATTGGTTGGGATGGTTTGGGGTTTTATCTAAGTATCAGAATCAAGGTTTAGGATCAAAGATACTAGACGCAACAATCAACGAATTAAAAGCAAGCCATCCAAATGTAAACTATTTTTACCTTTGGACTGAAGGTAGTCGAGCAGTCCAGAACTTCTACCGTAAAAACGGATTCAAATACTTTGGTGAACTCCATGTTTGGGCAACCGATGCAAAGATATTCAGAAAGGCGATCTGATGCGCGAAATTAGGCTTCAAGCCAAAGCAATTCTTGAAAACACCGACGAACCAACCTTTTCTGATTGGGCGTTCGCATTAAATTTTTTAGATGCAAATCATAACAAAGTTGACACCTACATCAAGCGAATGCTTTACAATCGGTGTGAGTGGTATCGAAAGTATTTCAATACGCCCCGCAAAAGAATCGAACGGATAGCTAGAAACAATGGTGAAATGCAGATTATTGAAATAATAATTCCACCGGAAGATATTGAAAAAGAAGACGTTTATCCTAACATTTATCATCTCTTTCCGGGTTGATAAATACCTGTGAATGTATCACCTTTCACATTTATTTAACAGGAGATTAGCATGGATCTATTTTGGGTAGTTGCCGTCGTGGTGGTTGTTGGATTGGGTTACTGGTGGTATCGTAACCATAAGGCAAAGGCTGCTGAGCTAGTTGCCAAGGCTCAAGCCGAAGTCAAAAAGTACTAAAAACTTGTTGACAGTTTCAATTTTTTGATGTACAGTAGTAAATACTTGTGCATCAAAATGCTTCTGTGATGTAGTGGTAGCCTCTGACATTGCCTATGAATATTTTTAACGAGTGTTCATAACAATGTTAGTGTGTGAGTTCGATTCTCACCAGAAGCTCCAAAAAATATTTAAATGCGTCCTTGGTGTTCAACGGTAGCATGTCACGCTTCCAACGTGAATGAGCGAATTCGAATTTCGCAGGACGCTCCAGTTTTTATGTTATTTTTGGCTTATGAAATCTCATTTTATGTCCAATATTCCATCCGAGATTTTCATATTCTTTCAAATTTTCTTTTTTAATTCGTATGGTTTGTTTTAATTTTAAATTATAAATCCAACAAGTGCCATATTGAGAATTAGTTTCGCCTTGTTGATGCTTAATTTCTTTGTAAGTTTCCTTCCTTTTATCTTTTGCTGGTGGTGTATTAGCAAATTTATGTCCAAGTTTCTGTAATTCTTTATCAGTTTTAAAACTTCCTAAATAGTTACCCAACGGACACCCATATAATGCCATCTGTTCTTTACGTTTTTGGGCTGCTTTTATATGGGCACCTTTTTTATTTGCCTCTGTTCTACCCTTTCTAACATATTCTAATTTCTTTTCAGACTTGTTTATATAATCAAACCCACCCTCTCCACCAATTTTTAGATTATAAATATCCGTCCTACTCAAGAATTCTTCGTTAACTATTTTTCGTTCTTTTGCTATCATATCTTCATCAGAGATACAATAATGTAATACTTCTTTTTTGAAGTTTTCTATTCCATATTTCTTAATGGCGCGTTTTAGATATTTACCAGAACCCATATAATCATCATTTAAATCGAAGGTTTTGTGTTTTCCGATATATATTTTATTATTGACAACATTTGTGATTTTGTATATGATGTAATACATTGAAATGACCCACAGATAGTTAATGTATTTATTAGGCACAAAAATGAAAAGTCGAACAAGTAGCACTCCGCCGCACGATCCGATTACTACCGAGGAAACGTTCGTCCCAATTCCTCCATCATATATTCCTATTTCACCAATTGAACCATTCAAGCCGCCCTTCGAGCCGCCACTTTCGCTCGGTAAATGTCTTGTCTGCGGTCTTACTCTATATCCCGTCATGGGTTATGTCTGTCCTCGCACTGGTTGTCCAACCGGCTTAGGCTCTCCTTCATTCTGTGAACCCAATGTCTCTACTTGTTAGTACTTGACTTTGTCATAAAAAGGTGCTAGTCTTTTCGTGATAAGTTTGGAAAAAGGAGACTTATATGATTTGGTTACGTCTGTTGCAATTCGCAGGGATTATTCTGGTTTTCGCTTTCGCGATTACACAGATTATTCTCCCCGCAATCACGAGTCGCAAGCTATTCCCAATATTCAGGAAGTCAGAGAAAGAATTAAGCTCTAAGTTCGCCGAACTCAATCAGCAGCTATATGAAGGGGAATTAAAAGGTAAAGTTGACGAGTTAGATCGTAGACTTCATCCTACAACACCAGCAGTCGAACCTGTTCCGACCGAACAGAAACCTGCTGATACTACACAATCTTAAGGGAAACTAATATGTGGACATTTAATAAAATTTTGGGCGTCGCTGTTGCGGTAGTTTTGCTGATCGCTGGCGTCATCGTCATCCCAAGTTTGATGGTTAACTTGGAATCCGACAAGGTCATGGTCATTCAGAGCCTTGGTGGACAACTAACATGCTATACGCAACCCGGCTGGCAATGGCAGGGTATGGGTCACGTGACCAAGTACCCGCGTCAAGAGTCTTACGACTTCTTGAAGGAAAGGAGCGGTAAGGATGTCGTGGTTGACAATTCCAAGAAGCTACGTTTCAATGATGGTGGACACGCTGATTTGTCTGGTTCGGTCAACTGGCTCATGCCAGCAGATTGTAAGCAGATCATCGCAATTCAACAGAACTTTGGTAGCCCGGAAGGTGTTATTGCCAAGGGTGTTTCAAAGATGGTTGACAACTCCATTTATATGTCTGGACCGCTAATGTCGTCAACTGAATCTTCTGCTGAGCGACGTGCTGAACTCGTTCAAATTATCAATGATCAAGCACAAAATGGTATCTACGTTACTACAACCGATACAATTACTGCTCCCGATTCAATCACTGGTGAAAAGAAACAAATCACTCTAGTCAAGATCGCTCATGATGCGAATGGCAATCCGAAGCGTCAGCAAGGTTCTATCTTGGAAGAATACGGTATCAAACTCCAACCAGTTTCAATTCGCGCCATCGATTACGATAGTGTAGTTGAAAAGCAGATCGCACAGCGTCAGGATGCAACAACTCAAGTCCAAATTTCAAGGGCTACAGCATTACGTGCTGAGCAGGATGCTATCACTGCCGTTAAACAAGGTGAAGCAACCGCTGCTAAGGCTAAGTGGGATCAGGAAACAATCAAAGCACAGAAAGTTACAGAGGCTGAACAGCAATTAGCAGTTGCAACTCTTGATGCTAAGCAAGCTGAACAATACAAGAAAGCACAGATTCTGCGGGGCGAAGGTGATGCCGAAAGAAAGAAACTCGTAATGAATGCTGACGGTGCTTTGCAACCTAAACTTGATGCCCTTATCGAAATTAATAAGGCATGGGCTACTGCTTTCCAAGGATTCCCTGGCAACATGGTTCCAGGCGTCGTGATCGGCGGCGGCGCTAATGGTGGTGGCTCCGCTGTAATCAATGCACAGACATTTATGGAAATCATGACTGCTAATGCAGCTAAGCAGCTTAGCATAGACTTGCAGACTGCTGGTAAGGAAGCGACCGCTAAGATAAAGAAGTAAGCAAAATAAACAGTCTCTTCCTTCATGTGAGACTGCTCCTCGAAAGGGGTTCATCCTGGTCCGATGAACCCCTTTTTATTTCGGTTGTAACATTAATTTAACAAAACTGTCATACTACTGTCACAAAATTCCTTTATACTCAGATAGTTAGTAAATACACCAGACCACTGTAATAATTCTGGTATAACTTAACCAAAGGAATAATATGAAGACAGTTCTAACAATCCTTACTTTTTTGTTTTGTTCTGTAACCGCACATGCTCAGTTAGTTAAACTAGACGGATCGAGCACAGTGTTTCCTATATCAGAGGCAGTAGCAGAAGACTTTCAATCATCGACACACACCAAAGTTACTGTTGGTATTTCTGGTACAGGCGGCGGGTTTAAGAAGTTTTGTCGAGGCGAAATTGATATTGCTAACGCGTCTCGTCCTATCCTCAAATCCGAAATGGAAGCTTGTAAAGTAGCCGGCATTCAGTATTATGAACTACCAGTTGCGTTTGATGCTCTGACTGTTGTTGTTAGCTCTAAAAATACTTGGCTTAATAGCATTACTGTCGAAGAACTAAAGAAAATATGGGAGCCGATGGCGCAGGGTAAAATTACAAAATGGAATCAAATAAATCCAGCATGGACAAATACTCAATTGAAGCTTTATGGTCCCGGTGCTGATTCTGGAACATTTGATTATTTTACCGAAGCTATTGTTGGAAAAACCAAATCTTCTCGTGGTGACTTTACTGCGAGCGAAGATGACAATGTTCTAGTTCAAGGCGTTTCTCAAGATGTGAATTCGCTTGGATATTTTGGGTTTGCTTATTTTGATGAAAATCGTAACAAACTAAGGGCAGTTCTAATCATTTCCAAGACTGGGGCAAAGCCGGTCGGTCCTTCCGTAGAAACAGTTATGAACGGTACTTATCAACCATTATCCAGACCTCTCTTTATCTATGTTAATGCAAGGTCTTTCGAAAGATCGGAAGTTCAACGATTCATAGAGTACTACATGAAGAACGCGCCGAAATTAGTTAAAGAAGTCAAGTATGTGCCTTTGCCTGTTCATGCTTATGAATACAATCTAACACACGCTAGAAGTAAAAAATTCGGAACAAAATTCGGTGGAGAGAATAAAGTAGGACTAACCATCGAGCAACTAATTAAAATGGAAACTAAGGAATGACCATGAAACAATTAATTATGACAATCGCATTGAGTATGTGCATAGGATTCGTGTATGCAGATACAACGACTAATCTTCTCGATACACTTCATGACAGTGGTAAATTAACTGATGATGAGTATAAGACGCTTTCTAACCAGCATGAAGAGGAAACATTAACACAACGGGCTGATCGTAGAGCAACCGCTCTAAGGGTAGCCCAGGACATAGAAGCTAAAGAGAAAGCAAAGGAAAACGCAAAAACAGATGTAAAAGGTAAACTTAAAGACGGTTCTTTGGTTTTTGAAAGTACTGACAAAAATTTCTCATTCGCCCCAACAGTTCGTCTACAACTTGATTATCGTAAGTTTGGTGGTGATGCGGCAGGCGCAACAGCAAATACATTCGACATTCGTAGAGGCTTTTTGGGTTTGAAGGGTAAATTCTACGGTTCGTATGAATGGCTTATAATTGGTGATTTCGGTGGTGGTAGTGGAGCAAGCGTACTTGACGAAGCATATTTAAACGTCAACTATTGGAAAGAAGCACAGTTCCGCGTTGGTCAATTCAAGATGCCTTTCAGTTTGGAAGAGATGACAAGCGACTTGTTCACCGATTTCATGGAACGTTCGATGGGTAATTCGATGGTTCCTAATAAGGAACGCGGTATCATGGTTCATGGTACACCATGGGCTGGTACCACATATGCATTGGCATTGTCTACTGGTCAAGGTAAGAACGCAAACGAAACAGTAAACACGGTCGATAGCAATGATATTATCGCACGCGGCACAATCAACTTTGCTGAATTGTTTTCTTGGAAAGACACTGTTGTTCATCTTGGAGTTGGCTACACAACAGGCACCGAGCCAATCGGAGCGGCAGTAAGCGGTAGAACTGAATCTCGTGGTATCATATTTTTTACACCGAGTACATTTACTGGAGCTGATTTGTCCCGGACTCGTACCGGTCTTGAAGGTGTATTAGCTTACAAGAATTTTAAGATACAAACTGAAATGATGTCAGTCAACTACAGTGGAGTTTCGGCAGCCAATGTCGGCTACGACAAAAAAATCACCAGTAATTATGTGGATATAATGTGGATGATCACGGGTGAACATTACGCTGATCGGTATAAGGATGGCAAGTTCGACCGTATGAAACCAAAGAAAGATTTTGACTATAAGACTCTTAGTGGTGGTGGGTGGGAAGTTGGTATTCGTTTCAGTCAGTTTAATGCTGATGATTTCGCAACCGGTAAGGCTGGTACAGGTGTCATTCCTACTTCAACAGCGAGTGCAGCATTTACAACTAGCGCAACATCTATAACATATGGTGTGAATTGGATTCTTAATCCAAGAACTCGTCTAATGTTGAACTATGTTGATACTAAATTCAACAGTCCAGTGATTGTCTCTCAAGCTGCTTCAACACCATCTGTTGCTAAGACAAATGGTGAGAAGGTAATTATGATGCGTCTTCAGTACGACTTCTAAAAATCTAACTTAGAAAAGCCGCTTTCGGGTGGCTTTTCTATTGACATTTCCGGTAAATACGGCTACTATCCAATCATAGGAGTAGTCACATGTGGAATCTTTTTCTAGATGATCTACGTTCCCCTTCCGAAGCCGCAAATCCGCTAGGTATCACGAAATGGGTAATCGCCCGTTCAGTATCTCAAGCCAAAGAATTAGTTACTGGTCGGGGAGCACCAACCGTTGTTAGTTTTGATCATGACCTTGGACACGAAGAAGGTAATGATGGCTATGCTTTCGCCAAATGGTTAGTCGAAAAAGATTTAGATGCTGTTGAAAAACATCGTGATTTCTTACAACCAAACTTCAGGTTTCAGGTTCACTCAGCCAATCAAATTGGCGCTGCAAACATTGAACATCTGTTGACAAACTGGCTGCAATATAAGCGCACCATAACAGAATCTGAGCTACTCATATTGAGGGAGTTATTAAAAGAAGTCTAATAAGCAGTTCCATAAAACAATAATAAAAAGGAGAACAACATGCAAACTCTGAAATTAGCAGATGATTTGTTTCAAGGTATTGAAGAAGGTTGGAAGCAGGCAACAATCCGAACTGGTAAGCGGGATATCACTCCCGGTGAATTGCTGGTTTTTGAAAGTGCTACCATTCCAGATTTAAAACGAACAGTTTATGTTCATCGAGTTAGTTATCTGGTCGCACAAGATATGACTGACTTTGATGCTCAACTAGATGGTGTAGAAACCGCAGGCG